TTCTTTCAACCTTTTTGTATAAGTACGTTGAGAATTAGCAATTTTTTGTAGTTGTTTGGCTTGTTTATTTTGAGCTATAGCCATTAACTCTATATTACTAGCTAGAGCCATAACAGCTTGGCCATTATTCTTCATTGACGAAGTATTTTGGTCTATAGCTCTACTTTGATTTTCTATAGCTCTAGTTATCTTTTTTATATCTTGAGATAAGTCTACTTTTCTAGCCATCTTATTTTGCCTTTTTCTTGGTTGCTCTTCTTTCTATAATGTTAATTGCTTGTTTTATAATTGTTGTTATTGTTATCCATTTTACAGGAGTATCTTCATATACTCCTTTGAATGGAGGTACTCCAAACTCTTTACAATAAAAATATTTATTAACTTCTTTGTCGTACCTGTTACTTCTAAAGTTATTGATACAAGTAAAAAAGGGCAATTGAGTGCTCACTGAACCAGCGATACTATACTCCTTGCCCTTAGAATTAGCTATGGTATCATCTTTAACTAACCAAATAACATCCCAAACATCTTCGATATTATTAAAGGTTTTCTTCTGAAACCTACCATACCTATCTTTAACTGGTACTTGTGCTACATAAGGAAACTCGCAATATGGACACCCTCTACACTCTGAGTCTATTAACAGAGATAATGCTAGTGCGAGGGAATCTCTTCCCCCATGTTCTGATGACTTTGAATTGCCACAATAAGCTCATTCTTTTCTGTTTCACTTAATTGTTTTAAAACTGAATCATCAACTAGACCTGAGGCATTTAATTTAAAACTATTAAATTCCCCTCCAGCTATTCCTCTTCTTAGCCAAGCTGTTCTTGATTTTGCCAATCCAGTGAAATAATTTCCACCAGCACCATCTTGATGTATAACTGTCGAATCACTACAATGGTCGACCTCATCTATTGTCATATCTTTTAACTTAACTTTTCTACCTGTAGATAGTTCAATAGTATCTTTAGGTAGCTCAACGATTTTTTTACTCATAATAATCTCCTAATTATTAATTATTATTGATTCCAAACATACTTAAATACGTTTGTTCCACTTGTATGGTTTCTAGCTTTTACTGTTGTACTTAATCCTAAGAAGTCTCCTTCATCCCATCCAATCTCTTCTATACTAACTTTTTCTATATTAATAACAAAGTTGTTAGAGTTGTCAGTAATTAATACACCATTTGTAGAAGCGTTTGTTGCACTAGCTCCAGTAGCTCTAGATGAAGCCCATAAAGTATCAAGGTTTGTATCATATTTTACTACACTAGCAAATGTGATAGCCATTTCTGGAACTGATCTTACATAGGTTTGAGGATCGCCTGCATCTAGACTTGTAGCTGCAGAGTCAGAACCACCTAGGAATGAAACAGGATTATCAATATTAAGACTCCAGCTCTTAAAGAAACATTCCTTGTCAAATAGTTGATAAGCACTATTATAGCTTGTGCCATAACAATAGTTTGTGCTATATGCTCCTATAGATGCTGCAGTTGAAAATGAACTAGATGGAGTTCTAGTTGAAGCTGTCAAGTCAAACTTTATTCTTCCTCCATCCTCATTTGCATCCCATGTTAAGCTAAAAGATGTTATCACACATCCTGCTAAAATTATACAATCATTAAATCCACTTTCTCCTACGCCATTAAATGCAAAAGACAATGTCTTGTCAGCACCAGCAGTAGCATTATGAATAAATGTTTTATTTACTGAGCCTGTAGCTGCACTTTCTTTTGCAATAGTGATATGGTCAGGGTCACCTGCATATGCAACACCTGTAGCATTAGGCATTAAAAGTGCTTGTAGTTCATTTGTCATAAATCCACTTACTGATACTTCGTGAATAGAGCCAGGCTCATAAACAAATAAATCTCCTTCTGTAGTAAACCTACCTGATTGAGCACCACCTCTTCCTTCTTCTTTATAATCTCCAATACTTGGAAAACTTACTGAGTCTGATTCAATTGCAGTAAAACTACTTGCAGCTGTACCTATTGTACTATTATCAATAGCTACGCCAACTTGTAGCTCCTTACCTGAAAAAAAACTTGTATTAGCAGCCATTATTTACCTCCCTTGGGTTTTTCTTTAGCTTTTGGGGTTGCCACCTTAGCAACACCTGTCTCTTCTAGGAAAGTAAGACAATCACTAGGAATTTCCTGGGCACCAGGGAAATCTTCATAAGAGCCATTATTAGCCAATTCAGCTTTTATAGCTCTACCTATTCCTCCATTAACTGGAAAATTATCTAGGGATTTGCCCTCTTTCAGCTTGTACTTAGCCATATAGGAAATCCTCCTGTAGTTGTTTTTTATTAAAAATTTGTAATCTAATTTATGACATCTTTGTATAAAAACAAAGGTATTCTATCTTAGCACATAACAGACCATCTACTTCTGCTTCATCGTCTGTTTTTTCATTAAATGTTATATTGTTAACCCTACCACCATAAAACGCTTGGTCATTAGATCGATTAACAGGGTCAGACTTATTAAATAATATTTGCTCTAGCCTAGCTGTGTCATTATACAGCTTATCCATAACTTTTTTAGTTTCATAATTAGAAACATTTAAATACAGGCTTATTTCGATAATATATTGGTTTTCATAGCCACCAGCACCTAGTACATTAGAATCTTGCCTAATACACTCTAATCTGATCGATTGATTGCCTTTTTTTTCATATTCATTGCTTATATAAACTGGATAGCTATTTTCAAACTCATTTCTAAGCAATAATCTTATAGGGTTTAATACTTTTAATGTTATTATATTAGTATAAGATATAGGCATTATAGTTTTCTATATTGCCTTCCAAATGTACTAGACACATCTCTTCTAGTAATTCTTGTATTCCCTGCACTACCTGGAGAGCCATCAAATGCTTCAAGGACACCCCAAGCTTCTAACTCCCATTCATCATTAGCAGTTGCTTCACTAGCTGAATCCTTACCTTGGAATCTAATTTGAAGACCATCTCCTATGCTTTGATATTGACCATTAATGATTTCGTCTTTAAGAACTTCTGATATTTTTAAATTACTAGTATCTTTCTTGAATACTGAAAATTTTGCTGTTCCTAGCACTCCTCCTGTAGTTACTATTATTTTCATTAGGTCATAACTACCAGTATACCTACCTCTAGTATCTACAATGTGTATACCATTTGCATTTTGTGGAGATAGCACTTCTCTTACTATGCCATTTGAAGCATCACTTGATACTTGATTGCTTAATTTAGATTTACCTGAATTTACTTGCTCAATATTAAAGTTAGCCTCTTCCATAAATCTTAATGCTAGTTCACTACCTGGCTCTCTGGCATTGACTAAAAAGTATGCAGCTATTAATGCTGTTGTTCTGATAACCATATAGTCGAAGTTACCTTCTTTGTCTCTCCATTGGTCTCTTGGCAAACTAGCATCAACTCTTGAATCAAAATATCTAGATGCATTTTTTATAATTCTTGTTGTAAGTGTACTCCAATCTGGCCCTGCTTCTACGTTTAAGTTAGCTGGATCAACTGCATGATTTAATAATATAAAATCGTTAGTACTATCATAATACCATGAATTAGGGTCTGCATCATTTCCAGGAGTAAATAATAAATAAATATCTGCTTCATCTAAGTGCGTGGCTGGTTCAGTTCCAAGCTCACCCCTTGATATAGTTAAGTTATTAGTAGATTTAGCTGTAACTTTCATAATCTCATTATCAACTTTTATATATATATTATCAGCTATTTTTGCTCCATTAGTAACAGTCATTGTTGTTGTAGTAGAATTAAAAGAGCCATCAACATCAGTTGCAGCTAACGTTACAGTATGTTTTGTAGCTACCATATTCATACCATCGATAAATAGATTTTCAACATTACCTACATTAAATGCTTGATAGTGTGTAGCACTATCTACTTGTGTAGACTCCCATCCATATATAGGAGTCTTAGTATCATATTCATCTACGTTAGGGTAGACATCTTTTATATCTGTTGCTGTGCAATATACTGCTGATATAGCCATTACTATTCTCCTTTTAAGCTAACAATGTAACTCTTACTAATGCATTTGCGATAGGACTAACTGATCTTGCCTCTACTTTTTTAATACCATTACAAGAGTTTGATGTATCTGTATCTAATTGTCCACAATGTGCAGACTCACTTATATAATATGATTGAACTTGACTCCAAGCAGGAAGACCTTTCAAGTCCACTGCGCCTGATTCATAGTTTATAGTACCACTCCCACCTTTTTGCCTTCTAAGAGTACCATCCCCTCTATCTATTAGCATGTTACTAACATCATTATATACTTCACCTGTTTTTGGATGTAATTTTTCAGTGTCTGGGAAATCATTACTAGTAGCAGGTAATGGCGAACCTGGTATTCTTCCAGAACCCATAAATTGATTACCACTACTATAGTCTTGCAAGTCTACTTGAGATGCTCCAGTTCTATTAGTGTGGTCAGTTCCTCTATTAGTAAGATTACCATTCCAACTACCACCACCAATTAAGCTCCTAAATACAATGTCTCCATTTTCTAATGTAACAGATACATTCCTATATAAATTACCATCTTTTACTTTGTCATTTATGGCTGTTTGTATTTTAGATAAGATACCATTTGAGCCACCAAAGTTTAAATTGTTTGCATCTGTTGTAAATGCTATATGCTCTCTTTGGCCATCTAAGTTTAAAGTAAACTCATATTGTGTAGATGCTGTTAATCCACTCTTATCTCTAGATGTTAAATTTTTCATTCCAAGTCTTTGCTCTACAGGCACAGGGAAGTCACAATATTGTCCTCCTGGGACTAAACCTTGTATATGATCAGTAGACCTAAAATTAGCACCAAAAAGTCCATTGCTTTTATATCTTCCATGACCATCTGTTCCACACCAAAATCCAGCAGCAAATGCATAGTTGCCACCATGAGCAAAAGCAGTCCCACCAGACCATCTATGAAATGTTATTGTAGTAGCAGTGACTTCAGTTATTAAAGATAGTCTTGCATTATATGCAACGCCATTTGGAGAAAAAGACAACCACATGCCTGGTTGAAACCCTGCATCTAAGAAATTACCAGCAGCAGTTGTTAGAGTTGCCATAGCTCCTCCAGTATCAGTTGCTGTACTAGCCACTACTGTATAATCATTTCTTGCTAAAAACGCAGGTTCACAATGTTCATTGATTCCCCAGAAGTAAAGCTTTTTAGTCTTAACACCTGAATGGTCATGTGCACAAGGAGTTGTTCCATATAATCCTCTTTCTATAGTAGCTTGAGTAGAATTTACAATATTTATAATTCTTACTACTTCAAATGTATGTGCTCCTGAACTATCATTTATATCTCCATCTGTAAATGGACTAAAAACTATTATATCACCTGGCATTAAACCATCAGTATCATTCACAGTCATAGTTGTGCTAGTATATGCAGCAGTCAAAGATGCACCATTTAGATAAATACCACTATCAACTATATGTGTTGGGTCAAAAGATGTAGTATTAGCACTTACACCACTCATAGAAGATGTGGCAGCTCCATATCCAACTATTCTAGGATTCTCAATAAATGTATGTCCACCTGCAGGTACATAAGTTGTTAAATATAATGCAGCATCATATGAGTCTCCACTACCAGCAGTCCACGATCCAGTGTGATAGATAAGTTCAATTGCACCCTCTGACATATTCTCTATCATCAACGCATTGAAATCTCTATAAGTATTAGCTGCTAAGGCTTTATAACCACCAGTGATTTCTGTATTTATATTAAATAATTCGTAGAATCCATCTGCATTATTAAGCTCTACTTCTTTTGTGATGACTTCTTTATAGTCTCCACCTGAAATGGCAGTCCTAGTGCCACCATTATAAGACAGTTCTGTTTTCCCTGTCCATTTTCCATAATAAGGTCTATTTGCCATTTTATCTCCTTTAAAATTTAAACAATATGATAGTTAACATACATCTTAACCATCAAGTCTACATTGCCAACTGTTGTCAATCTAACACAAGGAACTAGCACCCTAATTGGTGCTGTCTCAACAACATTAGCATCATCTATAGTTAGTATTTGAGTTTTTTCTGTAAATAAACAATTTAAAGTTCCTGAGTGACTAGCCATGAGTGAACCATTGTTGAATCCACCTGACATTCCACCAAAATTATCTATAGAGTTATATTGCATTAATTTACATTCAAAAACTGGAAGAGTGTTATCTCCACTGCCATGTATAAATCTTCCTATATAATGTATTACTACACTATCTAATTTTATTTTATGAAATAGTCTACATGCATTTACATTATTATAGTGACCTCTATAAACAGTATTCTCACTTGTAGCATTTCCATTGTAAGTATTTGGCTGGTCTCCATCTCCAAAAAAGTTACCAAAACTACTTGAGGTTGCATATCCACCTGATGCATCTGTGACATATGGATAGAACCCCCCATGACACATACTATACCAATCATTAGCATCTATATTGTCATGTGCTGCTTGCCAACCAAATATTTCTTGTTGATGTAATACATTTACTGCATTAGCACCAGCAGTAACTTTTTTATCAGTAGTATCAACAGTTAGACATGAATCTCCACTTGAATTTTTAACTTCAAATGCAGTTGAGCTATTAGTTGATGGCTTTACTTGAGCTTTAGTTAATGAAAGTCTCAAAGGACTTCTAGCGTTATTACCATCTGTAATATATTGCAGACCAGCATTTATACCAGAGTTTAATGGATCAGCTTCAACAGTTACTAGGTCACCATATGAATTTCCAATTTTTTGATCTGCTAATTTAGCCATTATATCTCCATTTTTTATAGATTAATTTAATATAATTATTTAGTTTTTCATAATACTTATTATGACGTTATATCCCACTTAAATACTACTGTAGCATTTGTATCTTGTGGAGCACTTACTGGGTCTATTGCTATTGCATATATTCTTCCTTTAGTAAGAACATTTGTACCAGATGTAGGAGTGTCATTGTAATTAAACTCTACTGTAGTATCATCTGCTACATCGACAGCTACATCCCATCTACCATGAATAGTTCCTGGAGCCTCTGTTCCATTTGTAGATTCCCAAAGTAAATTTCTAAATGTTCCATCTTGTGCAATCTCACTTCTCCACATAATTTTTTCTAATGTACCATTAAATGGAGCTACAAAAGCATGATATTCATTTCTACTAGTTAAAGTTGTTTGTTCTATTATATATCCATTTATTGGAAGATATGATGTTCCAGCTGATGAGCTGTTATATCCAACATATTGAATATCATACATATATTTGCCTATTCCAGTAATATCTGTACCTGCATCATCTGTAAAAGCAAGTTCATTAGGAGTGTTATTTTTAATCCATATTTGACCATATGCTGCAGTATCTGATACAGCTGCTGCTGATTCTTTTACCTTTAAAGGCAATGCTGTTTGTACTTCATCATCCTTGATATAGATTAAATCAGTATCGTTTTTTGCAATAACTATGTCATCGCCATCTCCATAGATTTTATCTAAGTCATCTACATTAAAAAGGATACCATCTTGGTCTTGAAATCTTACACCACCACTTTGTACTTTAAATAACTCTGTAGTATCATCTTTAAATGTAATGTTCCCACCATCAGCATTAAGTTCGATATTTGAACCAGAGTCTATTTCTAATGAACCACTTGTAATTATTTTATCTAGACTACTTATAGTTAAGTCTCCACTAGAATATGTTACATCTGATAAATCGTTTAATGCAGAAGCTCCTGCAGAATAATTAGTAGCATGTATTGTACCTGCACTTGCTGCAGTCCAATCTATATGCTCATTAGCTACAAAATTATTTAAACTATCATGGTCTATTTCTGCAGGCACAGCTACAGCAGTGATAGTTGTACCACTATTCGTAACTCCTACTCCACTTGACCCTAATATAGAAAAGTCAGCAGAGCCTTCAGTGTCTGAGGCTGCAGAGCCTCCTCCAGAATCAGTAGTAATAGTTACGCCAGTTATATCTCCTGTAGTTAGATTATCATCTACATATTTTTTATTAACTGCGTCTTGTGGATTGGTTGGAGTAGGTACTGATACTGATTCTAATTTTGTTTCACCAGTTACAACTAAATCAGAATCTACTAAAAATAAATCTTCAGATATAGATAGTGGTACTCCTACTAGCTCTTTATTTGATGGTTCACCTGAACTACTCTTGATTTTTTGCAAACTCTTAGATGGTTTATCTTCTAATAATAACTTATAGTTTTTTTTATTGTCATTAGAAGAAAGCTTTTTCATATATGAAAATTTAGCTCTATCTCTATTTTTCATACCACTTACCCTCTTTTTTTCTTAGGTTGAAAGAACTCTCTTCTAATACCTGTATTCTTGACTCAAGGTCTTTGCATTTCTCGTCTAATTCATTTGGCTCAAAAACATAATCTTGTATAGGCTTTAAATCTTTAGATATTGCCTTTAGAACTGCTTTGAGAACTAAAGGCAATACTTTTGTAACTACTTTACTTATTATCACTTCTTAGACCTTTGATGAAACCTCTTACAGCTGCACCAATAGTATTGTCTACTAAATCAATAAACCAAGGTTCGATAGTAGAGTTCCATACTTTCTTAGTCATACTCCACTTACCTAGACCTAAAGTCATTACTTTACCTAGGTTCTCACAACCTGATTCTACTAGGCCACATATGTGCTCATTAGGTATTTTCTTTAACACCCATAAAACAATAGCTGTCGATCCTCCACCTACAAGCATTGTTGAATTTTCACCTAGCATTCCTAAAACTGATTCTAACATAATAATCTCCTTTATTAATTTTTCTTTAATTTTGTTATAATATTAACTAACGCTTGATAGCTACCTGTTAATCTAGCTAACTCTTTGTGTAGCTCAGGAAAACTATCTGTTTGCATAGACTTCTGCTGATCTATTAATTTAATCATTATACCTTCTAGTCTATTCTGGGACTCCTCTAGTTCTTGCATTAGAGTTTCTTGTATCCACTTGTTCTGCTTCTGTACATATAGGCCTAAAGCTATAACCATGAATACAGGTAAACCAAAAGTTTCTAAGATTAGCATGAAATCCATTACTTAGTCCCATCTACAATCTCTCCCCACAGAGAGGTCTTGCCATTTATTATTTGAATAACGTGTACTGTAAAGTAACCATTTTCAAAGAAATCTACAATAGCAAATGCATGTGACCAGTTATGTTTCATATTGCCTAGCCAAGAGTTCTCCTCGTCAGACATATCTTTTAGACATCCTATGCTCCAGGCACTTTTTTGTCCATCCATATGTGTTACACTTGCTTGTTGTAAATCGTGATGATGTCCATACATTATATTTACACCTAATTTCATTAGATGATTCCTAGCATGATGCATACTAGCATAATGATGTCCATGATAGAAATGTAGCTTACCCATTTTTAGGTACTTGCCCATTTCGTGATATTTATATCCTCTACCTTTTAAATCTATTGCATTCTTGAAAGATAATTTTAAATATGGATGCTCATCATTGAACCTATCAAGCCAAGCATCGTGATTACCTTGACAAAAATGTCTTTCTTTACAATTAACTTTATCAAGAGCTTCATCTATAATGTCCATTCCTTTATTAACATCTTTTATATCTTGTTCTATAGATGGCATTTGATATTCAAGTGGAGGTCTTTTTTTCTTCTTCCACTTCCACATAGAAGCACTCTCCCACTCTCCTACGTCTCCTAAATCTATATAAGTATCTGGTTTAACTATTTCAATTGACTTACATAACACTCTTATAGCATCATGATCAGCTAATGGGAAGTGTTTATCTGGTGTTACGACTACTCTTTTTACTGGTGTTTTTGCCATACGATCTTGCCCTTTTATATTGGATGTATGCTAATGAAATTGCAGTTATTGTACTTGCAACTAATATAATGAAGCTTAATATTGGACTTAGCACATCTGCTAAGTGTATTGTATATCCAGATATAGTTCCTAATAGGCTTGAACCTGGATTATTGTGAAGGTAAAGTCTCAAAGTATCCATCATTTGCCTTTATAAAATGCTCTATTGTGCCTTTGCCTAGTTCTGTGTTATATACTCTTTTCCAATATGCAGCTTGAGCCTCTACATCATCCCATGATGGTATTGGTTTTCTATCTCTTAAATATTTTATTCTACAGAAAGCAGCACCTACAGCAATATTAGAAAGTAAGCTATACTCTATATTATTTGGAGTATAACCTAATGATAATAGTGCATTATACCTTGATTCTCTATATTTTAAATAATTGTCTACACAGTCTTTTGCAGTAGCTGGTTCTACTTGCCAATATGACAATGCTGGGCCTCCACCATTTTGTTGTAATACTCTATAGCCTGACTCAGCTTGTCCTGTTCTTAATACCATAACTAGGGCATCATCACTATAACACCCTAGTCTATATAATGTTTCTTCAACAATAGTTTTTATATCAACTTTAAATTGACTCATCTATTTTGACTTTTTAGCCTTTGAAGATTTCTTATTAGGGTTATCTAAAACTTCTAATTTATATTCTCCAGATTTCTCAAATAACTCTAATTCTACAGCACTACAAAAATCTTCTATCCCTGATTCAAATCCTGATGGTGCTTTGCCTGTAAATTTAATCTTAATATCTCTCATTTTTTTCTCCAATTATTTAAGGGGGAAGTTTCCTCCCCCCTTATGATTAACAATAAATAAGAAACAAGTCCTTATTATGTCCAGTTGTTTGCTGCTGTTGCTCCCTGCTCATATAAAGCAAAGACTCTAGCTTGATTTACACTAGCATCGTGTAGTAATCCACATCCATAGATAACATCAGTTACCATTTTGTGTGCGATGTAGTCCATATCATATTCTGCATTAGATGTAGGATACTTACTATAAGCAACCATTAAACCATCTTTGTGAATTAAAAATCCACCAGGATAGTTATCATCATCTGTATTTGCTCCTAATTCATCAACTGCAGCTGAATTGATTTTATTACGATGGATTCTTGGACTTGCAATAACAGGAATACCCATAATTGTACCAACTGTTCCTGTTGGGAAGTTAGCAACTCCACCTATCTTCTCTGCATGTACAAAATCATCAAGATTAAATAAAGATGCATATAATCTAGTTGATAGAACAAGTACGCAATCTTCAGGGTTCATGCCTACTTTGTATAGATGTCTAACTATTGCAACGATTCTGCTTCTAGTTAAAACTCTATCTTCACTTGCTCCATTTCCATTATCTAGATTAATTGCTCTAGTTGTAGATGATAGTTTTGCAGCTAGTGCATCTTCGATGTGTAAAGCTAGTTTGTAGCCAATTGAATCTGCATATCCTGCCATTAGGTCTGAGCTAGATTGAACTTTAGCCATATCTTCAATCATAGCTGCAGTATAGTAATGCTGGTTTACATCCATTGTGATTTCAACTTCAGTATTATTTGCATAACTAACTGCATCATATTGTGTTTTTTCAGCTGCATCTGCTACATCAGCGAATGTAGGTATATGAATTTTATCTCCACTACCTGCAACCAATGATGAATAGTCATTTGCAAGTGCACCTAGCACTAAGTTTTTCTTAAATGTCGATCGTATAGCATCACTCCAGAGTTCAGGTATAAATACACTATTTTCTGTACCACTGGAATAAGAATCTTGAACGACTGAGCTATAAAGTCCCATAAATTTCTCCTATTCTTTTAATTATGTTGTTTTCTTTTTATGATTACTAGTATACTGATCTAATATACCCTGCCAATTTCTTTGTATATCTTGCTTTTCTAGTTTTCCATCAAATGGATTATTTGGAATCTCTTTCATATTCCTACTTGCTCCAGATACAGGAGCAGGACTAGATGCTACATTTTTAGCTAGTTTATTAGTAATATACTCTAATGTCTTTAGGCTTTCATTGGCCAAAGACTCTCTATCCTCTTCTGGCAGCTTTGATAACAACGATTCTCTACGAGAAGACTCATAATTTTCCCATTTTTCTTTATATGGGCTAACGTCATCTAGTTGGCTTTGTAAATTTTCAGAAAGTTCTTTGAATTTTTCTTGTTCCTTTAGTCGCCTAACTTTATCAGTTTCTTGATTCTTCTTAAACTCTGATATTGTTGCTTCTGATTCCTGCGCTCTTTTACGAAGTTTCTTAGCATTGTTAACTTCTTCTAAGTAAAGAGATTTATAATCTACGCTATCATCTGATTGGGTAGGTTGAGCTGACTGCTCGTTGCTTTGGGGTGTAGCCTCCTGGCTTTTTGTTTCTTCTGACATCTGTCATACTCCTTGTTGTATTTTATACTAGATAAGATACAACATGCAGATGTATATATGCAAATATTAAGTGATACCTAAGAAAAATGGGACTTTGCCTAAATACTTACCCATTTCTGCTAAAGTCTCAACTGGGAATGGTATGTCGTCTCCATAACGATTCTCAACATCTAGTTCATCTGGAAGATCGTCAATTGTAACACTATCAATTAGCTCATCTAGCTTTTCGTCTAATTTTGATATTTCTACTGTAAACATAGTTAGAAGTTTTACTATGTCATTTTTTGTGAGGTCATCTTTCTTGCTCATAAGATATCTCCTTATCTTGTTTTGTATACTTTAGCTCTTAACTCATCTAGCATACTACTGAAATAGAAATTGAAATTAGTTAACTTCATTCTATTCTCCATATTAAGAAATTTTCTTGGTATTTCCAAATGTCTTCTCGCTTTTATAGTTTGCAATCCACCTTTTTTATAACCTGTCTGCCCTCTATTTAATAGTTCAGAATATTCGTTATTAGTAATTACCTTTACTACTCCAAGCTTCATTTTGTTACGTTTACCCATAGGGACTTTCATCTCTTGACCATCTACCTCGTAAACTACTTCAATGTCATTTCTAATTTTACCTGTATTATATAAAATTGGATGTTTCTCAGGGAAGCCACTCCATCTTCTCCATTTATTTGTACTTGGTTTTAGTTGTGCCCATTTTCCTTGTGGCCTATCAGAGTGAGCCTCTTTGTCAAAGCTATTTAAGATATCTGCCTTTATTTCCTTAACTACATTCTGTAACCATTTATTAGTCCATTTATTGATAATCTTATCAGCATGTTTTTTAGTTTTACCTTTTCTGTATATCAATTTTTAATCCAACCTGGACATGAAATTACTTTGCTCACTTTTTTCTTTTTCTTATTTTTTTAATCTTGCCATTTGCTGTTCTTGCAAATCTATGAGTCTTGGTTTCTCTTGATGGTATTAATGTACCAGAATATCTTTTGCCACCATAACTCCAACTAACTTTTTTACCTTTTTTACGCATAGTACCTCCTTACCATTTTTTACAAGACCAATATCTTGCTTTAGTTTTTGGGCCAGGACTAGAACATTTATGCCTAGCTCTAAATGATTTTCTTCTAGCTGGGCTAGACTTTTTTATCCTCATATTAGGGTCGCCAAAGGTTACCCTTTTTACTCTACTACCAGCCTTTACAAATACTTGGAATTTCTTTCTACCATATCCAGGCTGTCCTTTTCTAATTCTAGAAGGCTTATTAAGTCTTACTGACTTACCCTTGAACTTCGCCATCCATAACCTCCTCTTCTTTATCAGGCATAGAATCTCTATTTTGCTTCAATATTCTTTTTGCCTCTTCTAGAGATATGTCGCCTTTTTCTCTCATAAGTATTTCTTCATCTGTTATGTACCCTTTTGATAGCATCCACTCATCTTTTTGTATTTGCTCTCCAACTGATCTTGGGTATTCTGGCTCTTTAAAGTCAATAATTAAGCTATCTCCTAAATCTATGCCAAAATTAGATGCTAATACTTTCTCTACATAAAAGAAATCATGCTCATAATTTCTCCATCTATCAATATCATCGTGATAATCTTCCATTCTATCAAAATCTTTTATTTTTAACGCTAATCCAGAAGATGGTCGATCTTGATTGCTATCAAAATTGACATACATATGCCTAGATTGTGCTAACATCTCTATTTGAAATTTTACAAACTCAATTACTTTGCTTAGGTCACCTTGGGGGGACTCTATGCCAAATTTACCATCCTGAGGAAGATTAATTATGGTATCTGAACCCATCCTTGCAAGAGGGTCGTCATCATAGACTCCACTGGCCCAAGGCTGTCCAAACATCTGGAATCTTAATCCTAGACAAGCCTCTGTGAATATAATATTTAAATGCTCGTTCACATCAACTATGTCTGATGCTCCTTCTGCAAAAAAATCATCTATTTGCTCAATATCTCTAGTAAAGACAAATGGCAATACACCTAAATTGTGCTCAACCTCTTCTTTTATCTTTCCATTACCATCATAAGTTATTTTTACCTCATTATCCCAATAGCAATAATCATAATCTCCAATAGTTTGATAATTAGGAGAATCTGATGATTTTAACATAGGGTAAACAATAGATATTGGTTCATAAGGATTAGTTTCATCAAAAAATACGTCAAAGTAATAAATAGGTCGATGTTCAAGGCACAAACCATCAGGTTTCTCTTCAACATATACATAAGTAGCAATAGTTCCAATTAAATTCGTCATTTTCTCGACATGCTTTAACCTAGTATCCTTATATCTAGTTAAACTTGAGTATTCTTTTGTTTTTGATTTATTATTTAGCTTTCTTTCAGGAGGAGCTGTATATATTCTAGACATTTTATCTATAAATTTTCTAGTTATATTCATATGATACCTTGGTATCTCTTGGAATGAACCAGTATTAAAATAATCTATAATATATCCTTCTGCATTAGTTCCAGTATAATAATCTATCAATTTCTCTACATATCTTCTTCTATGCCTAGATTTATCACTAATGAAATCACTTATAGATTGTCTTATTAATTGTTCTGCGTTGAAATTCATTATCTACTCCCTAATCTAATTTTTGCTTGAGGTATTGGAAATCTATTAATAAAGAAATACCTAACCATATCCATACCATGGTCGTGATATCCATCTTTAATTGGCAATTCTTTCAATAAAGTTCCTTCTGTATGTTCTGGATATCTGTAGTTTTCAAAATCTTCTGTTATCCCTAAACATTTTTCGTCTACATGGATAAATCTATCTCCATTCGCATTCTTTATAAATCTTCTAATGTGAGAGATACCAGACTCAATCTTTGTACTAACTTTGTCTCTTCGAGACCTAATTACTATGCCTAATCTACGAAATATTTCTGTATCTCCCAAGCCTGATTGTCCAGAAACTTGTTTTCCTGCTGGGTCACCAAAGTATTGAGCAACATTATATGGCTTAGATTTTACCATTTTTGCTAATTCATCTGTTTTAATATTAGTTTTATGAATTATCTCATCTATGACGTTGATGTGGTCTTCCCCATTGACCTTATACGTTTGAAACCATCCAACAGCAGGCATCCTGTACCCAAAGTCAATAGAGCAATATGTAGGAAGATTTGGATTATAAGGATACTTGCCCACATCAAGATTCCTATCAAATTCATAAACCCTGCCTGCAAAACTTGTGAATAAAGCTCCATATTCTTGGTCGTAAATCTCCTGAGCCATATTTCTCTTAGCCTCAACCAAGTCTGGATCGCTTTCTCCAGGAGGGTAGGCATATTCGTTTTCCCACGATGGGCTGTTAAACGAGTTCCAATCTTCATCTTCTTGTCCTCTCAGGTATAATTCATAAACCCAGTTGTATCCTTCAGGAGTTGTTATAAAAATAGCTCTACCTTTACGATCAGATAGGGTAGGCCTCAAATACATCTCCCAAGTTTTCTTCTTTTGTTTAGCTGCTTCGTCTAAAACAAGTAAATCTAGACCTTCTCCAACCAAACTAGGTGGATTATCTGCAGATTTGCCCTCAAATATGCTTCCCCACTCAAATTCTATGTACATATCACGATATGATGCTCTTCTTGTAGGCATTTGCTTTTCTGTAATGCAAGTATGCCAAACTTCTCTAAAAACTTTCTCTGCAGTCTGATAAGTAGGTGCAACTACCCATGCTCTCTTATTTGGCTGAGTAATTACACACTCAATCTCCTTAGCTGCTGAAACTGACTTACCCCAACGTCTACCACACACTGCTACAGTGAATCTAGCATCTTTTTTAGGGTAATGTAGCTTATGTTGACCTGCATGAGGCACATAATCTGTAAATTTAAACCATTTTTTTTTAAAATTTTCCATATATATTATATATTATATATATATATATATATTATATATATATAACTCTAATATCCTTGTAAAAGGATATTAGTAAGTTATAATATATTAATATTTACCTTTATTTTGCTTTTTTTTCATTTTTTTTGCTCTTTTGTACTTTTTAATGGCCTGTGCTCTCTTTTTTCTAGCCATTTTTCTTGCTTTTGCTTTTCTATTAGGCATTTTGCTCCTTTTCTAGTCTTTCAAGCTCTTCCAACCACTTTTTTCTAGCTCCTTTACTAGTTCGACCACTAGGTAACAGCTCTAAGCCAACTTTTTTAGCTCTTTTTCGTAATTGATAGGCTTCTTGTTGATAAATTCTCTCTTTTTCTTTCTCAATAGCGTATTTTGTAACTTCTTTAACCCTTTTTTCCTCTAATTTAGCTCTTTTAACAGGATTATCATTCTTTGGGTCTCTAGTTGGTAGCTCAACATCGTCAAGATCGTCTTGAACAGCAATTTCATCCAAAAAACCCTTATCTTCATCGTCAATTTCAACAAAATCTGCATCCTCTGCTCTTAGAAACTTCTCAAAAGGCGATTCTACTTGAACCTTAATCTTATTTTCTAATTTTCCATAATGTTCTAACACTAAACGACCAGCTTGTACATTTCCCATCTTTGCTTCTTCCAACATTGCCTTGATTACAGCAGGTAACTCCAAACCACTAATTTCCATGTATCTTTTGTAAATCTGATCAATGAATTCAGGGTTAGAAAGCCAATTCCTAACAGTCTTAATGTCTACTTGACACTTACTTGCAATCTCTTTTTGGCTAATGCTAGGGTTAGTTGAGTATAATTCTACAGCTAGTAGTTGATTAGGCTTGTATTTAGTAAGTTTATTCATAAATTAATATAGAAATTTTCAAGTTATTTTCAAATATAAAAAATATATCTGTCAAGTTATTTCAAATTATTACTGTGTCAATGAATCTGCTAACAACAGTTTCTAGGTTTCCCCCATCAAAAAAAATATGGATTTATAGAAGAGAATTCTTGTTTAAAAGATATTTTTATTGTAGATTATAGGGATTGCAAAAGGAACACAGGAAGCAATCAAGGAAATTCTAGAAATAAAGTTCTAGAAAAAACATAAAACCTAATGAAAAAGGGGAAAAAATGAAAACTTGGAAAAATAGTAAAACTAGAGAATTCATAACAATTTTAAAATGCTCATTTATGATTATTCTAGCATTACAAATATTTATTCTAGCCACATATTCTACAATCTTAGTTACATCTAGCATTATTATTGATTTAGGGCAATTCTTTAAGTTCTAATTCATAAGCCTATTTTGGAATTTACTAGAGTTCGATTCTCTAGGTAGGCTCTTTAAGTAGTACATAGTAAACGTTTTTTGACATAGTAGGAAAGTAAATAAACAACAAACAACCTAGAAATTAATCTAGGGAAATAGGAGATAAGTAAAATGAGTAAAGATGTAATTAATCCAATAGTTGAACACTTCAAGAATAACACAAACGCAAAAGGTGAAGTGATTAAGCAAGACGTAAATGCCTTGCAAGGTTACAAGGTTCTATTAAGTAAAGAAGACTTTACAAAGCTAATAGATACAATGCGTGAAGAGAACTTATTGAAAGGTTCAAGGGGTGGCTCTAGTGATTCTCAAGAATGTAAAGAAATTCGTAGGAGATACGAAGCATTTTTACAACAACTTAAAAAAGATAATTTAGTTGTAAGAGATGAAGAATACTACACTCTAACTAAAAAGGAAAGATTAGTTGCTTTAGATTCTAATAACGATAGAATCCAACCTTCTTTAAATATGTCTAACGTAGATAACAAAATACGAAAGGCCAAAGAGAAAGAAGCTCAAGCAATTAAACAAGGTTAAAAACCTCCTCTAAATAAAAAGGCTCTAGTCTAGAAATAGGCTAGGGCTTTTTTGTTTTATAGCCAATTTTACATCCTCAGGAAAAAGCTTTTTTTCAATTAGTATCAGGAATAAGCACTATCTCTAGATCGAATCCTACTATATATATGTACCTATAAAAATTTTTTTGTATTATATTTAATTACTTACAAAATAAAAGGAGAAGTTATGCAACAGAATATAGAACCTAAAGATAAAGTAGTTGTGATTCTAAATTTCTATAGCCAGTCTGTAGATTTCTTAGATTACCCAGAAGATGTAGAAGCTAAGGTTGCCAATGAATATGATGGCGACCTAGAAGATTATCTAGATACACAGCACAACTATCCAACTAGCAACATATGCTATATGATTACATCCTGGGATGCATTACATAGCAGCTTTAAATTCTCTAATGATAGAGTTTACATAATGGAGAAGTAAAATGTCTATTAGCAAATCAGATAAGATAGAACAGTTTATAGATAGCTGTTCATATGACGACCTAGAAGAAGTTGCATACAAGAACTGCAGCACCTGTTTTGGCAAGGGCTATTATAAAGACGACCCTAGTCCTCCAGGTCTGTATATGAGACAAGGAGACTACACTCATATATGCGATTGTCTAGATGAAGATTTAATCCTTGACAAATTCAAATAAGGAGAAACACGATGAGCGATTGGAGCTCTAGGAAAAATGGCGAGAAGTGGAATATCACAGAAGAAAATGATAATCTATACGAGCCATTCAATAACAAGAAAGAACAAGCAGACGATTTAACTAAACTACTAGAACTATTACCAACAAAGTATAGATATCCAGTAGTTATGTTTATATCTAAGCTTATGGCAAGTTACGAGGATGGTTATACAGATGACCATTAGAATAAAGCCATCAATAGATGAAATACTAAATGATAAGAAAGAATATGAATACGAATATGCAGAATGCCCAGAATGTGGTAGCACAGGTTTAAACGTCTATCTATTAGCAGATTACAATAGCACAATAGATGAGTTTAACAAGATAGGCATTGCTGCTTGGTATTATTCAGATGCACTTACAGATTACTATTGTGATAGTTGTGATTGGGAAGGTGGCTATCCTAAGTTCAGGAAGACTAGACCCTAGTGCAAACATTCTTACCATATAGTAGCTACAAAAAATCTCTTATCTGCTTAGATGATAAACGTCTAGGTAAGCAAAGAGTAGAAGCAATGCAAATGGTGAATGCTATCAATAGAGGTTATGGTGCTTGGTATAATCATCCCTGTACGCAGATGTGGAGTGATTATGTAGAGCATCTTAAACTGTATCATAACATAGCTATAGACATTTGGATAGCTAGAGGTATGAGTAACAATATGCCTCAATACAAACTAACTAGCAAGAAGTTAGTTAAACCACATTGGCTAGGTAATGAGAAGTTTCATAGTAGCCATAGGAGTAATTTGCTAAAGAAGGATTACAACTTCTATAGTAAATACAATTGGAAAGAGCCAGACAATCTACCTTACTATTGGAATGGCTTTTCACTATTAGAGCAATAGCTCTAAGCTTGTGTATCATTAGGGATATTTAGTAGGTTCGACTCCTATCACAAGCACAACTAGCAAGTCCTGATCTATGAACATTTCTTGCTAGTGCTTTTTGACAATGATATTCATAGAAACAAAAAGGAGAAATATATGACAGACTTAGAATGGATGCTAACAATTTCACTAGGGCCAATACTAGCACTAGGGTTTATGCAATTTATTGCAAGTGGTAAGACACTAGACGAGGCTTGGCAGAAATACATAGACAGCCAAATTAAAAAAGAGAGTCATAAAAGAAAGAGAGGTAACAAATGAATCCTAAGAGTTTCAATGTAAAAGTACATAGCGAATCTGCTAGTATAGCTAAGATTAGTTTAGCAGCAAGTTGTGGTAATTCAGATTACGACATACATATAGGGTATCTAGATACTCTAGAAGGTAAAGTCAATCTAATCAGAAAAGTACCAATGACTTATTTTAGTAGGATTGCTCCTGCTTGTGAATCTTATCTGGAAGGATGGGGGTAATGAGCAAGAAAATACCTATTAACATACATAGAACTAAACTAGAATCTTTAATTAGAAATAGCAAAGGTAAGTTTTTTTCTTGCTTGTTTCTAAAAAAAGATGGAACTATTAGAGCTATGAACTGCAGGCTTGGAGTTAAGAAAGGAATCAAAGGTACAGGCAAACCTATAGACAACCAATCCAATTCATACGTTACAGTTTATGATATGGTAAACAAAGGCTATAGGGTAATCAACCTAGACACATTGGCTGTTATAGAAATGGAAGGGAAGATGTATCATGTACAGGACTAATATGTGGTCTCAAGGTTCTGGAAAGCTAAGTGGTATTGCTAGTTTAAATAGTGATACAACTAGTAACCCATTCTGTAAAGCTATGAGCAAACAAGAAGATACAATCTGTTCAAGTTGTTATTCAATGTCAATGCTCAAAACTTTTAGGAAGAACTGCGTGCCTAAATTCAAACAAGTAGGTGATTACTTGTCTAAAAAAGTTCACCCAATGGAGTACTTACCTAGATGTAATGCTCCTGTAGGTAGGTTTCATAGTCATGGCGAATTGATTAACTACAAGCATTGTGCTAATCTATTCAATATAGCTTACAACCAACCTAAAGTTACCTTTGCTCTATGGACTAAAAGAAAAGGTTTAGTTTCTAGAGCAATAAGGGAACTAGGAAAACCTAGTAACTTAATATTGATTTATTCAAATAAGAAGCTAGATAATGTAATGCAATCTGTCCCTAAACATTTTGACAAGGTGTTTAACAATGTAACTAGGGATGGAGAAAACGTCAATTGTCATTCTAGCTGTATAGATTGTATGATGTGCTATACAGTAGGTGATAAGACTCAACAGATCGTGGAGGTAGTAAAATGAAAATAGTAGGAAAGAAAATAGATAAAATAGTTCCTCTAAGCATAGAAGATTGTTCATCTGAATGCTGGGACTACGAAAACGAAGCAACTGCAGTTATAGTATTAGAAAATGGCATTAGATTATATGCATCTAGGGATTATGAAGGTAATGGTCCAGGAGCATTGTTTGGCAGAAAAGGTGATAAAGTATTCACCTTGGAGGCTAATCAAAAATGAACTGTGACATATGCTCTAATACAATAACACCTGATCTATA